GAAGGCTATGTCTGGTGCTGGTGACACACTGATACCTATAGCCATACGTTCCTTGAGGCTAATGGTCTCTACGTCAGCGGCAATTATAGTGGCACTGTCCAACATATCATGGTAGATACGTGGGTATGGTTCTATGTTGCCAAGGTAGTAGAAGTGCTGTACTGGGTCATGAGCAAAAAACATTATAGTTACACCCCATCCAAGTGGTTGGTTCTGACTACTGGTATACCATCATAAAACCCAACAAAGTCGGAACCAAACCTATGTTTACAGTACCATACTGATATTGGTCTAGTCCTATTATGTCTGGTCATGATAGTTATCAACCTCCAGAACAGGTAAGTCATGTTAACCTCCCTTCCTAAGAGACATAATGTATCCTTCGTCACGTGGTCTACTCATGTTGACCTCCTATAAATCATTATGTCCTCATCCAGCACTGTTTCCTTACCCTGTGCTCTAGCTATCTTGGTAAACGCATGTCCCAGGGTTTTCCACTTTTCCCAGCGGTCTAAGGTGAACCCAGCCTGCTTACACACACGGTCTACCCACTTGCTGAGGTACACTCTCTTGCCATCGTGGATGCGGTCCTTGATAACTATAGTGAGTGTCCCACCAACAGCTAGGCTCTCATAGCATAGCTTATACACCTTCTCCATGTTTTGGTTATACATGAAGGTATTAAGCCTACCAATATTGCGTTGGTCTTTGCTGTATTCCAGCATACGTATATCTTCATCAACCAGCAAGTTATCCGGCGCATCCTCTCGCCTTGTCCGTACTCGTTGGATGTTCATAGCCTGGGCATATGGTGGGCTGGTTATGATATGATTGCATGGGATGGGCAGCAGCAACCTGTTATCACCGTGCAGCAGGATAACCCTACCAGCTGCCTCAGGGTCAACCTTGGTTAGGTTCTCCAACGCCTCACTTTGCAACTTGTGGTAGCCAAGCTCAATGTCCAGTAGTATCACCCTCATACCCTGTAATGCTGCAATCATCAAGGTGCCAGTCCCACCAAACGGGTCTAACAGCACTTGTCCAGGCTCAGCCACATACTCTATGACGGATTGTTCCAGGTGAAAGTTCATCTTGGCTGGATGCCGCATAACCTCCTCCGGAAAGAATAGGTTCTTACGTTCTTTCTGGTCACGGCCAAACACTATCCAACCGTTGCTGTCTCTAGGGAACTCTGGTGCAAACTTCTTAGAACCCAAACTTCTTACCAACCTTCCTTATCAGTTCCTTGGCCTCCTTAATGTCCCTCTCATGCCTGGCTATCTCGGATGTTAGGAACTTGGCAAATGCTCTGGCTTCGGTATGGTCCATGGAATCCACAATAACTTTGTTGGTTTTATCAAAGTTCATTGGTCTTGTCTCCTGCTGACTTGTTGTTCCATTTGTTCCATAACCTGCCTCAGTATGGATGATATGAGAACGCAGGACCTATTATATGTATAGCTTTGGTATATGGCCAGGTCAAGCATTTGGTCATTAGCTGACTTTACCTGCCAATAATCCTTCATTATCTCTATAATGAACTTCACCAGCCTTCTCCTTTTACCCAAACACGACCACAGTTAGGACAAGTGAACAACTCATCCTCATGACCCTCCTCTCTGGGTGCTGAGTGCCACACCAGCGGAACCTTACATTTATAGCAAAATGGTAATATGGCTATGAAACAATGGTTCCATGCAGGTCTAAGGGTCTCCTCTTTGCTCATTAGTTTGTATGGTACTTCAATCTTTGGTGGTGGTTCACCAACCAAATTCCTGATAGTTTCTACACCTGGTATGTCGGTCATACCTAACCTCCTTAGCCTGAGTTTCCAGTAGTTGGTTATTATCTCCGCTGACAATCTCAATAATGGTTGTATATCACGCCGGTATAACTTATCTATCTCAATGAATTTGGTCATACATTCTTCCCTATAGCCTTTAATAACCTATTGGCTCCAACCATACCGAACCTCTTCTCCTTGCCTTCCTCACCAACCAGTGTTTCAGCCAAGCTCTCTACTGGCTGGTTAATAGTATACCAGAATGTGCCAAACCTCTGTATCAATGCTGTTGCCTTAGCCTCACCAATACCAGCACCCTTGATAGACATAAGGTTCAACACATGCGGGTTGTAATCCTTTATATAGATATGTTCCTTGATATAGCGGCGTAGGGTAGTATGTTCCACCTTTTGTGAGTTCTGATATAATGCTACCAACACCAGTGCAGTAGCCTCATAATCAAAGCTGTGGACTATAGTGATACCAGCCTTATCTAGCTGGTTAAACCAAGCATGTAGGCCTGTATAGCTAACATTATACTTGTGTCCTGGCACCATAATCTTGCCATCTTTGGTTTTGTTCCAACTCTGGGTAAACATCTTCATACTGTGGATTGGCTCACATTCCCGTTCATGGAGGAGGATGGTTTCCTCCACACCGTTGGATAGTTCACGCCGGAGTTGTTCCTCCACCTTATCAAGGCCACCCAGTATCTCATCTATTTGTTTTCGTTCAACCTGGATGCGGTGTCCGTCACAGGCGAACCATAAGTAGTCAGCAAACCCTTCATCATTCAACCCACAGCGGATAACAGGAACGGTCTGCGCTACCAGGTGTTCTATTTGCTCTGGTTCATGGTAATCAACCATTATTGTCATGCCAAACTCCTAGTCATTTATCCAATCCACATATGGCTTGTCAGCATATCCATGTTCCCATATGAACCAGGCATATGCTATAGTTCCACCTGTGGTAACTATAACCCCAGGTGGGTGTAATGCTTGCCGCTTGGAGAACACAAGTATTTGTTTTAGTGGAGTCTTTGTAAACATCTTGTATCTGGATTGTCCCTCAAGGAAGTTGAGCCTCAAAAACATGGCTACTTTTTCAATGGCTGAGTCAAGGGCATGGTTAACGAATTTTTCCGCAAGCCTGTATGGTGGATTGGTTACTACATTCTCACAGATAAAGTTGGTTTTTAGGAAGTCTGTGCCAGTAAGTATGTCCGTGGCTAAAACTGCATTATATTGTTCCAATACCTTTGCCATACTCATGTTCCCACATGCACACTCCCAGATTAGGCCATTGAAAGTGATTCTGGACATGAGGCTCCTGGTTGCTGACTCAGGGGTATCATACTGGTCTAGTTCCGATATGTTGCTCCTATTCCCTGCTAGGTGGTGTGCCGGTATATTCATATTTTGTTAGTCTCACTTTCTAGCTTCATTCTAGCTGTGCTGAGAGCGCACAGAATGACAATCTGGGGTTTGTTATGCTCTACGAATGTTAGAGTGAAGCTGAATTTTTTCATCATGTCCTTTGTTGACCTGGTGACTTCATTACCTTAGCTACTTCTTATAACTTGACCAAGTGGTGGCCCAGGCATATTAGTGGCTGGCTCAATGGACTTAGTAGCATTGGACCTTTCAATGAACATGGCGTAGACACAGCCACAGTCCATACAGATATCCGTAGCATAGGTGTATGCAGGGACTTGTGAGCCTATAATTAGTCTTTGTTCCTTGACTTTGTCCATAACTACACCTTGCTTGATGTCTAGGTAGAACGCCCATTCCTTACGAACCACACCTCTGTCCTTGAGTTCATTAGCCATAGATTCAAAGAAACGGTTGGTGGAGCCACATGCTGGACAGGATTTGAAGTCCTTATGAAACTTTGTATCCATTACTCACCTCTTATCATTTTAATTACCTGGCTAATCTTGTCATGGGTAGGATTCTCAAACTTCATGCCTTCCAGTTCTTTCACCTCAGCCAGTTCAACATCAAACCAACTGGACTTGGTGTTAGCATCCCAGCGGGTATGACCCAGGACATCACAGCCATCACCGAGTTGCGCCCAACCATGTAACTGTCGGCGTCCTGTCTTACCTTCTGTTAGTGAACCATCTTTACCACGGACCATACCCCATTCATCAGCGGCATGGTGTGTCATTATCAGGTTCTTGTTATGTGCTTTGGCTTGGTAGATAAACCCTCTCATCCTGATATACGGTTCACGGTATTCCTGGCGTTGTAGTTGTGTTCTCAGGACTTGTAGCTTACCATCGTTACCCATCTTCATGGAGCCATCAGGATTCATTTGTAGCTCTTGTTTTTCTTGTAGGTAGCCTAGGCATGTAGTCTCATAGAGTAGGGTGCCAGTGTCAACCATGATAGTGGGTACATTAGGGTCTTTAAGATGTTTGATGAAGTTACCGGCAAATTGGTAGAATAGTTCCTTAACACCAACAACAATCTTACTTGGAGTTACGCTATTGAGGTTTATGTCTACCCTGCCTATCTGAAATGGCATAACGTACTGTTCAACCTTGATAAGACCTTGGTCGTACCAATCCTTGATAGGTAGGTGTGGTAGGTTCCTCATGGCACGGCGTGACCCGCCAATGTCAAACTCCATGTCTACCATTGGCTTAGGGAACGAAAAGGCTAAGGTGTTCTTGCAGGATTTGTCCTCACCCCATAGGATAAAAATCATTCTTCCTCCTCATAGGGCTTAGACATTATCTCAAACCATGTGTGACAGTTAAGGCAACCATAGCCAGTGTCACCATCTTCGGTTTGACCTAGTGGTTGTACCGGGTCAGTTTGACCACATTTTGGACGGTGTATAGCTTCCATTCTTAGCCTCCTTGTTGGTATAACATACCCTTTGGACAGTATAGCGATACCTCACAATACCTCTTGCACCTGGCACCTTCCCAACATTCCTGCTCATTACATGGCTCCGGCGCTGTGTTGGTCTCCAGAGCATCAAGGAGCCGTTTAGCCTTGCTGTCAAAGTAGCCTTGCACATACCCATCATCCAGTAGCTTGACCGTAACCATCCTGGTGTTCCTCTCTATGCCTCTGGTCTTGGCTACAGTCAGTCCACCATCACGCACTGTGACCTGTACTCTGAGCTTGGTTACATTAATGCCAAACTTATCCTTGGCTAATAGCCGGTAATGGTTCAACTGCAACTCAGCCTCATGGTTGTCAGCCTGCTGTGACATTTCCTGAAACACCGGCACCATCTTGGGTGTGCCTGCTTTACCCCACTTACCACTGGACTTGTAGACCTCACCACTAGGGTCTGGCTTCCTGCCTACCTCAGTGATGCCTAAGGCTCTTGCTAAGTGGTATGAACCCCAGTTCTTGTAGTCGGTGATGGTCCAGATACCATTCTCACACTCTAGCAGGTCAATAATGTCCCTGTCCTCACCGGTCATGGCTACCTCAGTGGGTAGGTTCAGAGCCTTTGCTGCATCCTCCAATTTTCGGTGGTGCATTGTACCGGCTAGTGAGAAGGCACGGTCATCAGGGTCAACGGCGTATGGCTGAGTCAGTTTCAGGAACTCATACATAGTACCATTGATTAGCTGTGTGGTGCTAGGGTGACCTGTCCATTCTCGTTCCTGGGCTATGATGGTGAGGGTTGGTAGTGTTAGGCAGCGTTCCTCCATTCTACATTTGGTTAGACACTCCTTGTAGTTGATAAGTTGTCCGTCTGGGCATTTGAACCATTCAAGCATTGTTAGCCTCCTATACCTTTTAGTCTAAACTTTAACCAGTAATAAAGGTCGCAAAATAGGTACATAATTGAGAGCATGATTAAAGCGGTTCCTACTATGAAGTTAGTTAGTGAACCCTCGTTGGATGTAATGTCAAAAAGAGTCATGTTTTCCAATTCACCCATATCCTTCATTTCTCCTCCTTCAATGCTTGCCAAACAGGCCAGGTACCAATTGGAGGATATGCCTCTTCAAGTAAGTTCATTATCCTCTCTCTTTCCTGTTTCCTTATATTCGCCTCACATACCTTGCACACATCCCTTAAGTTGTTTCCGTTCTCGTCAAGTGAAGGCTGGATTAAGGCGAGGATTTGGTCAGCATAAGGTGTCAAGTTGATATAGTCTTTATCAGACTCCGATATTATCCTTGCAAGGATGCCATCCAGTTTTAACCTCACCTGCTCTGGTGTCTGTGAGGTCAGCATGCGACCATCCCGAACTTTACCGTACCTCTTTGGCATAGAAACTTGCTCTGCTTGAAGGCGACGGACTTTGGCTACAGTTGCTTCGGATGCCGCACTCATAAAATCAGTAATTGAGGTTTGTACAGATTCCTCGGCAGCATAGATATCATCTATTTCCTCTGGTGCCAGTTCATATTCCATTTACTCCCTCCTTCCATTTGGCTCTGTGGGAGCTATCCTACTGCCTCTACCAATTTCTGTCAGCACCTAGGTACGCATCTACTTTCACCCCCACAGTAACCTTGCCAGCACTCGGAGCAGGTTCAATGACTACACCTACTTTCTCGTTCTACTGGCAACCTGGCTGGCTCGGTTGGAAATCTTCACTCCTTAATCCCTTATAACTATTTAGTTACCGATAGTTTTGACTCAGGAGACACCAGCCAAGCTATTTAACCTCCATTTCTTTTGTTGTCCTCCTATCTGAACCTCATCAGCCAGACCATTAATCTGGGACCAGCAGGCAGTTGAGCTGCTTAGGTAGTCCTACAACTCCTGGTTGTCTACCACCATTAACCTGCTGGTTTCGGTTTAAGGCTATTCTGCCTATTAACCGGCTTGCCATGATGCCCCCGATTCGCCAGGGCCAGGCCCTCCTCTTGTTCACGAATGGCTAGCAACCAACATTGGTGTAATGGGTTATGATTTGGCACTACTAACAATCCTCAGAGTGTCTAAGTTTCTCTGCAAGGGTGCCCTCCGCCACTGTGTGGCTGGAGCCAGTTAACCGTACTTGTGCTGTCACCATGGCAAGTATTGTTTCTCCTATACCTGTAGTTTGCTCAGGTCCACGGTAGCCACACCGTTGGCGTCCATGGTTACCACACCAATAGCCTGTAGTGGTGGGATGAACTGTTGGTCGATGATAGAGTTGATTAGGTTGGTATCTACCTTGACCATCGGGTTAGCAAACACAACCAGCTGCCACTGTGGTATGGTCTTGCCGTTCAGTAGGTTCAAAGCAGCAATCGTGGAGTTGCCAGGTCCAGCCGGTGCAGGTGGTGCCACTGGTTGTCCAGCTGCTGGTGTCACCTGTGCTTGTTGTACTGATGGAGCACCAAACCCTTCAACCCAGACAACCTCCCAACACTCTCTTGGCTCTTCCTGCTTGGTGTTGCCATTCCATATTGGGTGGCCTGGTGTCATGGACCACTCCTGTGTCTTGCCCACCAGGAAGGACTGACCCTTAACCTGGTCAGGTGGTGCATCATTAGGTAAACCGGCGTTCAGGATTTTGTTGATGGATTCGCCGAGGTAACCCATGGCACTGCGTTTACGGTTACTATCCATCATAGCTATTTGGGCTATGGGGGACATGTATGGTTCAGTGGATCCGGGTCGTCCATCCGTAAATGGTATGACCTCAACATCGTTAAAGTTATAGTAGATTTCCAGCCTCGCCTGTTGCATCTGTCCACGTTGTACCATGGAGCCGGTTATGGATTCCAGCTTACCTCTGAAATGGCGGAGTGGTGTACCCTGAAAGCCGTCCTCAAAACCTCGTACTCGTAACTGGGCTAATATTTCATCCTGTGATAGCTGTTGCGGCATTGTCATTGTTGGTTTGTTTCTCCTTTACACGTTTATTTATGTAGTCCTGTAATGCGTCCTCTATTAGTGCATTATACCTCCTTCCATCCATAACTGCCAGAAGTTTGATGTGTGTTAGTAACTCTGGGTTAATACGCAGGCTAAACTGCTTCATACTTATATATTATAACATAAAGGTGTGAACGTGTCAAGTTTAGCCTGTGTCTGGTATCAGTGTTAGCCAACCCTTATCATTTGGTCCAGCATAGAATACCTTACCATCATCGGTATGGTGTCCATGCCTATGTAGTGCCTCAAGGATAATGTCAGCACCGGCTTCTAGTGAGTTGAGGTCAACCCAGTCGCTACGATGTTGGATTAGTTCTTGCCAATTGGTTGGTCTCCACATTTTTCACCTCCTGTAAGAATAGGTGAGACTTGCAATTAGGACAGCCAATCTCCTTAAGGACATCACCATCAAAGCCAGGGACAGTGACACAGGACAGAGAGGAGATGGCTCCTTCCCAGGAACAATAGTTGCATTTTACCTTGGTGTTCCAATCAATCATTTGATAGCTCCTCATCCCATAGTGGTTGTGTTATCAGTAGAAAATCCGTAGTAATGGTACACTTACCATCCTGCCAGTAGTGACAATGTTCCTCTGAATAAAATACACATTCTGTTTCAGGACAGTGGTCTTGGTTTATCTGGTTAGTCATTCGGTGCCTCCTGTACAGAGTCAATGTGGCTACCGGCAACACGTTCGCTTGGTTCCTTAACCACAATGTAGTGGGTGCAGTTACCACAGCATCTTAACCGTTTGGATGGATGGTCAGGGTCATCCTCCACCTGGCAATAGTAGGGACAGTAATCTGGTGTACCTGCGTCCCATGTAGTGCTGACTTCATCATCAGGTAGTCCCAAGTAATCGGTTCCTATGGTACATGATTGTTTCATTGTGTCCTCCTAAACATTAGTGTCTTCCTATCCACCTGCACCTTCATTGGTGCCAGCTTGGTCTCAGTGTGTCTCGTCTTTTCAAAGGTTAGGGTAAGGTCAACCAGCTGTGTGTTCGGGTCATCATTGTCCTTAGTTATATAGATGATGGTGTCAAGCCAGCGTTCCCAACGGGAGGTGCCGAACAACTCCTCACTACCGTAATGGAAGGTCACACCCTCAGTGTGTTCTGGTATGCGGCTGTGATGGACAATAACAATGGCTAACTTATACTTGGCTCTGAGGCTATCTAACCTATCCATGAACTGCCCCATATCGTAGTCGTCTAGGAGGTTGCCGGTCACTGAGCTAAAGAGTGGGTCAATAACCAACAACTTAGGTTGACAGGCCATCACTTCCTTCTCCAGTTCTGAGAATCCCCAGCCTTTGTCCACCTTCATGTAGAGTTCGGACCAATACCACACCATATCCGAGGTGATGTGGTTATTCATGGCATATTTAATGAGACGTTTGCGTTGCTGTACTTGTGGTACTTCGGTTTGAAACACCAACACGGGTGATTGCTTGGTATGAAAGCCAAACCAATCTACACCTCTAGCCACACAATATGGTAAGTGCATATTGAATAGCATGGACTTCCAGGTTTCCTTTGCTCCATATACCATCATGGTGCCTTGCTCGATAAGGATGTCGAGGTCAATTATCCATGGCTGGTGAGGTGGAGTCCAGGAGATTAGTTGGTTGAGGGTTAAGGCTCTCATTCATACAACCATTCTTTTACCAGCTTGCAGGCTTTGCACGTTGGATGATGCTCACCAGTTATAAAGTTATCTATAAAATGGTCAAGGCCTACCTCATTAGCCATCCTTACACCCTCGGTTATACCAGCTATCACAAAGTCCTCCCAACTTGGTTCCATGCCAAACTCCGCCTGTCTAGATACCTCTCTTTCCACTATTTCTTTAGGTCTCACCTAATACCTCCTGTTTCTTTATTGGTACCAACTCCCATAACTCCAGTTCCAAGAGTATGTAACATATACCAGAATCACAGGCTGGCCCGTACCTCAAACATCCTTCACACTGAGGCAAGTTGTCCTTATCATACCGTAGCTTGAACCGTTTAATCCACCTGCTAATGGTGGAGCGGTCAACCTCACCGTTGAAGTGTTTAGCCACTACATTGAGTGAGCCGCTGAGTAACACCTTTTCTACAGGCTCCTTGTATTTCTCCTCAAGGTACAGCATCATGGGTGTTTTCCTCACCTTGGGGATAACGGCTTGTGGTAGTGGCTTCAACTTATGGTTGCGCCGCTTCTCCTTCTGGGTTGGTGTGAGGCCAACCTCTTTGAGGAGCTTGTTGCGGATATCGGTTGGGGTTAAACTCATCTTCTCATTAGCCATATACCAGACTTTGTTAGCACATCGTGTAACTTTCTACCTGGTTCAAGCACTTCCTCTACAAAGTCATCAAGTCCCTTGTACCGTCGTTCATAGTCATACTTGCCTTTTGGTTTGAGCTGACATGTACCTGCCCAATGGGTGACTAACCAACGATGTATATCCGGGTAGTTAAGTCCTTGCAAGCCTTCCCTGTGTATCTTGTCTGAGGCTCGTTCATACGCCTCGGATATTAACTTGTTGTCTATGGTGACAGGGAAACACCCGCCAACGAATGAGCCTCCTGTACTGGTTCGCATATGCCCATCCGTTATCTCTGTTGGCTCACCGTTCTGGTTAGTTTCCTCTATTCTGGATAGTTTGAACTCAAAGAAACACATATCACCTTTGTTCCACATATTACTCCTTTCTTACCACACCCACCTTATGAGTAGGAAATGGTATATTAGGTACAGAACTATGAATGTTATTACAATAATGATGGTGCATTTAACCATCCTCACGTCCGGTCTGATTCATTGTTAACCTCCAGTGTATTTAACATAGATAATACTATTAAGTAGAGTTATTACTTTACCCCACAGTCAAGGTGTCTGTACCTACCATTATCAATCTTTATGAGTATGCCTCCAGGCTTGCCACACACGTAACACTTGATGCGGTGGTCAGGTTGAACAAACTCAGTGCCAGATAACTTGGCCTTGGTTAGCGGTGCGTTCATTGGGTTATGTGGTATTCTGTGTTTCTTGGTTCTCCTTCCATTGTGGACTTTCTTTGGCTTGTTCCCGCAACCTGTAAATTAGTTGTCGAGCTTCTAGTCTGGTACGTGGCTTCTCCTCTAATGGTTCGGTTATGTTGAAGCGGAGGCAGAGCTTGGTAATGGCTCGTACCTGCTTTGGGGTTGGCGGTAGGTTCCATGAGCTATGTGGTGGGATTTTCTCCATCACTTCACCTCAACTACAATACCATCTTTGAGTGTGGCCTCTGCATACCAATGGTGTGGCTCAGGGTAATGTGGACCTTCAAGGTAGACGGTGCCATTGTCTGGTTCACTACCACCAAATGGGCCGGGCTGGAACACATGGATGTGTTCTCCGCTGGCTACTGCATCCTTCAAGGCTTTCTTGGTTTTGAAGTTCCTTGAGGTGTACATGGTTATACCTCCCCCAGGTTCATAATCTCTCTGGCCACTACCTGTGGGCCATATATGGAGCTTGTATCTTGGGTTTGGGTGGCTACTACTTTGCGGAACCTGACCTTTACTATGGTGCCGGAACAGAACTCTTTGAGATATTTCACATCTAGGGATATGTGGAAGCCGGTGCGGTAGCCAGCACTACTACCACTGTTGGTGGCGTCACCATCATTTGGGTCTGTAATCCACTCATTAAGTGGGTATTGGACAGTACCGGCATGTAGTGAGTGGTGATAGCACCAGTAGGTTCCATCTGGTCTCTCCCGAAGTGATTTGTAGCCAATGCCAAATTTCCTCATTGGCTTGGCATCAGGGTGATATAGGCACATGGTTAACCTCCTTCTTTTTCTTTGGCTATTTGAACCAACACTCGGCCCAGGCGTTTGTGACCGGCGGTCATGTACCACTTGTACCACCAGTCAATGAGGTCTTGGGCAGTTGGCTCTAGCTCTTGGACTTGGTTTAAGGGAGTAAGGAGTTGGTTAAGCTCCTGTTCTGCGTCAATGGCAGCGTTGTCCATTGCTTGTTTGTCCTCATCTGACCATGCCATTAGTGTACCTCCTTTCCTTTATATTGGTAACAATAGGTTAACTCACAGCTTGGGCAATACAACACCCATTGGAACTCTGGGTGTGGTTTGAGGTAGACACCACGGCTACCACATGGACAGTAGGTGTTAATGTGACGCCAACTGCTGGTATCTATTGGTTCATAGCTCAGAGCCATGACATCATAGGTTGGTGTTGACTCTATTAGTTCCAATGTCAACCTCTCTACTAGTTATTGCTGAACCTTGTAATGTGGTACATTTGGATTAGTGCTTCCTGGTTCTCCTTGTTCATCTGTTCAATACGGTTACACAGAGCCTTGATGGGACACTGGTCTTTATTGAGTAATGGGCATGGTTTCTCAGGATTGCAGTAGCCGCAGGTACATTGGTTAAGTGGTTGTCCACTGTTGGAGCAGTTCATATTACACCTCACATTTACAGCCTTTGGATTTCAACAAGGCTATTTGCTGTTCTACTGGTTGCCAAGGCTCTGGGCACCCATCAGTGGACATGGACACATCATCTATTGTACCTAGGTGATAGTGATGCTTCATGCCTCTAGCAACCATCTCATTCACAGTCTGGTAGTGCTTATATGCTAGTTGGTTTATGTGACCTCTCCAACGTCTAGTCTCTGGGTGGTTACAGAATCCACCATACCCATGAAGGTTGATAGAGGCTATACAGTGTATTTCGTGGTGCTGAGCCACCAAATGTTTGTTGCATAGCTTGGTTATTGGTATATCCCAAACCCTCATAATACTCCTTGGCATAGTGAGCAGAATCTTTTGCCTCCACCATGCCTCTTTATCCATATCTTACGTTTCCTAGCCTCTGATTGGCTGGGATAGTGTTCTTCATGTACTAGTTCAAAGGTGATACCTTGCCTAACTGCATAAGCACAGAGTTTGGAGCCATTGCCTGCTCTGTGTTTATCCAGGCAGACAGGTAAGTCCTTTGTGTAACCAACATAGTGTTGGCAGATAGAGTTGCCTGCCTTCCAGTACGGATGGTCAAAGTGCAGGACATAGACAGTGTGTTGTTCCATCACTTTGTCCTTGGTGGTGTTAGCTTTATAATCCTGACTGGGTGTCTCCTACCATCACTGAGCCGCCACTTGGGCTTGGTATGACCGTGTAGGTTGATACGCCCAGCTGGTACGGTTAGCTCTGTGTCACGGACGTTAGGCATGGCTACCTCCTACACCTTAGTACATATTTGCTTGGGTTGGAGTGCCTGTTTGGTCTACCCCTTAACTGAGCGTAGACTTTCCTGGGATAGGCTTTCACTTTAGGCATGGCTAAACCTCCTCAACAAGCGTGATTGGCCACTCTAACCTACATTCACCAGCTGGTGGGTCACAGTCCTCATGCAGGCCATCCAATGATACCCTGTTGTATGGGCACCACTTGCATGTGTCATTGGCTGGGTCTGTTGGTTGTGTCATGGTTGGAACCTCCTTGCCATTTCTTCCCACTCCATAGCTTCATGGTTATGCTCACCCTCAGCCATCAGCAATTTATTATACTCCGTGATTCGGTCTTGGTCAACGTACTCCTCAAGGTCGTCAAAGGTAAAGGCAATCTCACAGTCATAGCAGATGTTCCATTCGTGCCTAACCCACCTAGTACGGCGACCACCGCAGCATGGGCACTGGTGGCGTATGGCTAAGTGGTCTTCCATCTTATCCCAGTTCCACCACTTGGCTATCTCCTGTTGGGTTGGCTCACCATCAATGCCTAACATGGCTCACTCCCATTGATTACCTGCACACCAGCCTTGATGGCTCTATTAACCATATCCCTAGTGCCTTTGCTGTTGGCTAGGTCATGGTGAAAGTATAACACCAAATTAGGTGATGTGACATCAAGCATGGTCTGGTTTCTAATCACACCTGCGGCTCTGCCATACCTACTACACTGTGCAGGAAACCTTTGATAAGACATCCTGAGTTTGATTGCCTCTTGCTCCGCTATGGTATCAGCACCTCTGGCTCCACCCTCTATAACCTCAGTGTAACCCCAGTCTTGGAGCTTACACAGCCAAGACCTGATGGCTTCACGGTCAGTCCAGTTGCGGTCACCAGTAATAAGTACCTTCATAATAACACTCTATCTATATTATAGCACATGGTGTTGCATTTGTCAACACTTTCCCAGTCAAGCAACTTCACTGTTTACGCTCAACCATGCTAGTCCTGTTCCTCATAATCCCGCCTTAATGCCGCATTACTTCCGCATAATGCACTCCTCTTTCCAATAAAAAAGCCTAGCACTGGCAACTAGGTGCTAGACCTTTTATT